TTTAGCAATATAATTTAGTTTGTAACTTTCTTGTCTAACATAGGTAAACTTTTTATACAAATCAAAATAATCTAATACAGAAACACCTAAGATGTTCCAATACTGTTGATTTTTAGTTCCTAACTGTACACGTTCAGCATTCACATAATTCCAAGGCGACATTTTATTAATCGTGTCATTATCAAATATAAATCTCATTCGATTCATAAGATAAGGTATGTCAAAGAATTTTACATTCCAACCTGTAACAATATCAGGATGATTTTTACACCAAAATTTAAGAAACTCTAATAGTAGATGTTTTTCATTTTGACATTTTATATAAGTTACATTTGATTTCTTAGATATAAAGTCACCAGTTCCCCAAGTTAATATTTGTTTGTTACTATGATTTTTTACAGTAATACAAATAATTGCTTCTTTAGCCGTATCAGCATCGGGAAATCCGTGTTCACACTTACACTCTAAGTCTAACGTAAATATTTTTATATGATCTTTATTCCATTTTACTTCTTCAGGATATTCATCAGCAATGTACTGATAATTATATCGATTCATACCATAAATTTTGTATTCAGGTATTGCTCTATATTCTTCAAAGAAATGTTTTGCTTTGGATATTGTGTCAAATTTTTTAGGTTTGACACATATGCCGTCTAGTGTCTGATATTTTGTTTGTTCTTTTGTAGGTAAGTATAATGTTGGTTGATAATTAATTCTACTTACATAAGGTTGTCCTTTTGCGACACCTCTTACTAATAACTTACCTTTGTATTCTATAACATTTGTATAAAAATTACTCATCAATTATTTTCACCGTTAAACCATCATATTCTTTTTTAAGTGTAATCTGACAGGCTAATCTACTTTTTATTCTGTCATATTTTTTTTCGTATTCTATTAAATCTGTTTCAGGACTATTATAATCTGCAGGTTCAATTTTGTCAAGCCAAGAGTTATCTATGTGTACGTGACAAGTAGCACACGCACAACAACCTCCACAATCACCATCAACATATTGTTGAGGACTGTGAAACTTCAATGCTTCCATTAAAGTACAATTTTCAGGTACTTCAATGATTTCTGTTTTGTTATCTTTGATTACGTTTACTTTTATTTTCATCACACAATAATATTTGGTTTCTTAGCCTGAAGTATCTTACTTGTATTTTGTTGATAAGCATTTAAGATATTTTGTTCTGGCTCAGAATCGCAAATAATATTGTTTGATTTAATTTTTATAATTTCGTCTTTTGTGTAATGTATGTATGGATGAAAACCAATAGTCGCTGTTTGAGCGCCTGGTTGTTGCATTGGTATTAATACAAAAGGTTTTTTAACAATCGTAAAAGTATCTGTAACTTCTACTTGTTCAGCAATCAAATCCTCACCTGTGGTGAGTCTATATAATTTAATCATAATATACTCCTAATTATTCAGTTTTGTTTTCTTCTTTAGTTGACTTTTTACCAATATTGTATTTTGCCTGTAAGTTCCATTGACCTTTTTCTTTAAAAGCAATTATCTTAATTTGTGATAATGGTGCTTTATTTTCAGCTTCTTCAGGTTTTACAATATTTAATAAACTCCAATCTTGTAATAAAATAGCAATTGTATTTCTTCTTTGTATATCGTTTTCAATTAGTGTAGCTTTTTTACCATCTAAAGCAAATAGTTCTTTAAAATGTACTATGTAATATTTACCTTGTTTGTGTAATATGTGACACGATTGAAATAATGTTTTGTCTTTTCGACTGGCAACACCTATTCTGGAAAGTGTTTCCCTAATTTTTAAAAAGTCGTCTGGTTGTTTTAGAGTAACCTCTAACATACTTTCAGGTGACCAATTATAATTTTCTTCACTCATTTAGTTCTCCCACCCTTATCTAATTTTTCTTTTATAAGGTTAATTTGTTCTTTTGTTAGTATGTCTAAAGCAACTCTTGCTTTTGTGTTGCTGTATCCATAATATTCTTTTATCAAATCTAAGTTTTTTGAACGATTTGTAGTTACCCATTTACCACCAAATCGTTTTCGTTTTCTTATACTATTTATGAGAAAATGAAACTGTAGCCTTTTACTAATACTGTGTCTTTGATTCATTTCATTTGCCATTAAGATTGTATCAACGTGTTGTGAAAGACAACGATTTATAATATAAGGAGGGTATTTTTTCTCCCAAACAAGGTCATCTCCGTCTAATAAGTTGACTTTTGACCAATTTATCGCATTTAAATAATCACTTAATTTATATTCAATCATTATTTTTTTTGTTATGTCTGCCCATATACCACTCACCAGGTTCATAGTTCCAACGTTTACCGTGATGACCTCGTATGTCAGCATACCACATTCTTATTTTTACTATTAATGTTTTTAAAAAAGTTCTTTTTGCCATTACTTAAATTTACATTCTGCCATTATTTGTGTTAAACAGGCGACCATATTTATCTCTTGGTCTGCTACAAAAGCTGATTTATACTGATAATCAGCAATCGTTAATACTGCAGCAGGTACTGATTGTGGTTGTAAGTTTTTATAAAGTATATCATAAATGCCACTAAACAATGATGATGGATCTTTATCAAGGTTTTGTATAACCCATTTACGCATATCGCCAAATCTTTTTTCTTTTAACATCTTAATCAATTCTTTATTATTAATTTCTGATAAAGAAACAAGTATACCACTATCAATTTTACCTCTTACAGAATATCTTTGTAATTCATTAATGGTTCTTCTAAAGTCTGGATAGTGTCTTTGTATAAGTTCAGCCAATACTTTTTTATCAAACTCTATGTTTTCTGATTTAAGTATTTCTCCTAGTCTATCTAAAAAAGCACTTGCTGTTTTTACTTTTTGACCATTTGTAATACGAAAATCAATTACAGTACAACGACTATGTAAGGCAGGTATTATTTTGTTTTTAAAGTTACAAGTAAATATAAATCTACAGTTCTTATAAAACGTTTCAATAAAGTTTCTTAATGCAGGTTGAACACTATCAGCATTCATATAATCTGCCTCATCTATAATAACGACTTTATGATTTGTAGATTCGTCTAACGATACGGTAGACGCAAAGTTTTTGATTGTAGTTCTTAGTGTATCAATGTGACGGCCTTCGTCTGAACCATTGATAATAATGTAATCACATTTTAATTCTTCACATAAAGCACGAGCAACAGTTGTCTTACCTGTGCCTGCTGTACCTGAAAGAAGTAAATTGGGTATTTCTTTTTGATTTAAAAATTTTGAAAATGTATTTTTTAGGTCTTCACTTAAAATGCAATCCTCAATACGCTTTGGCCGATACTTTTCGACCCACAAAAAATCTGACATAATATAATCCTCACTTTATTCATTATTTAGTTTCCATAGTAAATTCTTTTACAATTTCACAATCAACATCATAACCGCCTTTGTTCATTGTCCAACAATCTTCTTCACGGTCATAATCGTGTTCATCAACAAATTGTTGTACCTTATCTGCTAAGTCTTTATCTTCTTCACTAGCATTATGATAGGTAGACCAATCAAAGTATAAACCTTTTTCAAAGGTAGGTAGATTACCAAACTCATTGATTATATCTTCAACAGCAATTTGTCTATTAAGATAATGTGTTGTTTGATGATACTCTCTGGTTTCTACTTTGATGTAACCATCAAGTGGATAGGCTGTTCCGTCTTCAAGTCTAGCAACACCTGCGTTTTTATCTTCCTCTTTGGGTGTCATAGGAATTTTATTATCACTCATATTAAAATACGCTATCTGCTTCTAAAGCAATCCAGTATTGTATGTTAACTTTTTTGTTAATGAAGTGTGCAATTTTTGCTTTTGATAATGCAACATCATAATCACCTGGAATAATTTTCATATTTTCAGTTTTTACATATGCTGTAAATTCAACATCACACTCACCTATATTAATAGATGATTCATTTGAATTATTATTTTTTTTATCTAAAGCAACAAGTTTGATTTTACCTTTTTCACCTTTAAAAGCCAAATCAGGCAAACTTAAATTTGTATAAAGTTTTTTAACTGATTCATAATCATTGTGTTTTAATGTAAACGCAACAGTTTTATCTGGCATTGTTATTTGCTTTTGAGGTGTAGTTAAAGTTGACTTATCAGCAAAAGCATATCTTGCTGAAAGAGTTGACTTCTCATCTTGTATTTTAAGATTTGCGGCACCGTTAAATTTAAGAACAGGTTGTTGGAAAGAATCTAATGCTCTTAAAAATTCAGGTAAATCATATACACCAAATTCTTGTTCAAAGTCTTCTTCAACTTCTGCTCTTGCCATAATGTTTTTCATTGTTGACATTGTGGCAATGTTTTTTCCTGGCTTAAACAGAATGTTCTGATTAATGTCGGAAAAGTTTCTCAATATAGAGATTGTATTTTCACTTAGTTTCATTTTATTGTTTTCTCCTTATCATAATTTAATAATAGTATAACATAATGTACGGCCTTTAGCAAGTCTTTACGATTGTGACCATCTTTTTTACCATATCTACACAAATACTTTATTGCATTTGCCTGGCAAAAATCTTGTCCTATACCTAAAGTTTTAAATAAATCTTGTACCTGAAAACCATTATTACCAGCAGAGTAATGTTGGCCATAAGTAGATTTAATATAGTCTAGGATTTCTTTACAGATTTTATCTTCATTATATTTCATAATATTGATTCTATTATATCAAAAAAATATTAATTTGTCAACTACTCAGCAAATTACCAATTATTTGTAGATTTAACTGATATGTGTTGTAGAACCTTGTTTTTATTAGATCCTTCTTTAATGACATATCCAGTTGTACCATTTCCATTTATTTCAACTTCTTTTCTAGCCGCAAACAAAACTTTATCTGTAGCAGATTTTTTTTGCTCGTTGCTGTAAGATTTAAGTAAATGAGTAAATCGTGTTGTCATACACCCTCCTTTTTATGTTTAAGTTAGGTGCGTTCCTTCGGCAATGCCTACTTCCGTCCTTTTGGGATGAACGATATAAGTATTTATATCTGGTATGTGTTTAAAACATACCAGATATGTATTAAATAAGAAACAATAATAATCCTATTAAGATTACACTAGGTAAAGCACTTAATAGTATTACATTATTTTTCTTTACTTTCTTTATACCGTAAGTGATTGTTTTCCACTCACAATAATTGTATGGCCACATATTACTTAGATTGTCCGTTCAATTGTGGAAAGAAAGCCTTAACAGTATTTTGGTATGCTTCTGCAAAAGGTTTACTATTTTTTAAACCTTCTTCATAAAGTTTTTGACCAAAACCTTGTATGTCTTTTAAAGAGTCACCATTAGTTACAAAGTCATTGAATTTTTTAGCAGTTGCAATAATATCGTCTGCCGATACTGCTGGTGCTTTAAATTCAGTAACTACTTGGTCACCGTCTTTTCTGATTGAGTATTCGTGCTCTTGCACTTTTACTTGATAATTAAACTCAACTAAAGATTTAGCTAAGCCTAATAGATCGC